TTAGTAGTTTTCCATGATATCTGCCACATTTGATTTCATTTTCTTGGTAACATGGGTATAAATTTGGATAGTTGTCTTGGCATCTGCATGCCCCACACGGTCCATAATAGCTTTTAAAGGAACATTATTCTCAGCTAGACGGCTGACAAGGGTATGACGGAAGATGTGGCTGGTTAGGTTTTTCTGTATAGGTTTCTCAAGCCGTTCATTCGCTTTTTTTAGAGCCAAGTTGAAAGAGTTAGTTTGCATCGGTACACCATTTTTGGTTGTAAAGATGTAGCCCATATCTTTATATCGTGGGTTGGTATTTTTTTCTAGCTCATTCATAAATTCAAACTCTTGAATAATTTCCATTTCTCGCTTGGTCATGAGAGTTTCACGGTACGAAGCGACGGTCTTTGGAGTTGTTTTCTCGCCGTTGCGGTAACCTTCAGTATGATCATAGGTTCCGTGGAGTTCTAATTGCCTGGTCTCAAAATCTCGATCTTCAGGCTCGATGCAGATTAGCTCTCCAATTCGACAACCATTCAAACTCATAAATTCCCCGGCTAATCCAATCCGATAGGTGCTAGGCCTTCGACAGAGTTCTTCAAGTAGTGGTTTTATTTCGTCTTCCTCAAGATATTTTTCTTCAATTTTTTTCCAGTCTTCCAAGGTCTTTTTAATTCGTGGAAGTTTGGCCCGTCTAGCAGGATTTTCCTTGATGATGTCCAAATCTATTGCATAATCAAAAGCAAGGTTGAGCATGGACTTGTTTCGTTCTTTCTTATTTCTGGAACAGTCCAGGTTGTCCAAGTAATTCTGGACGTATTTGGGGTCGATATTGACAACCTTAATGTCAATTCCAAAGCTCTCTCTAATATCCCTTATATTGCCCTTCAGAGAAGCGATAGAGGTCCGTTTGATTTCTTGTTGGTAGAAAGTCCACCATTGGTCAAAAAGGTCTGTGAATAGCATTTCCGATGTTTTGAGCTGAGCTAATCTTTCTGCGATCCTTTGTTCAAGGATTTTTTGAGCTTGTTTTTGTGCCCTGCTTGAATTGCTTGTTAAAATAGTAGCTACTCTTTTCCAAGTTCCAGTGTATGGATCTTTGAATCGTTCAAAAAATTTATATCTACCGTCTGGAAGTTGTTCATCCCACATTGTCTTTCACCTCATTTTCTGTTAAAATGGGTACAAGAAAACACTTCAAAAGATAATGTCTTTTGAAAAGATTTCTATACCTTTTGCCTCACGCTCTCTGGGTCCAATCTTTGAGCGTGAGGCTTTTTTTATTTTTTACCTGTAAGTTTATCAAGCTCCCTGAAGAGGAAATCAATTTGTTCCATGTCGCGTTCAATATCTTGCTGGTACGCTTTGTATTGTTTGCTGCTAGCAGGGTACTGTTTCTGCATTTTAGAATTAAAATTAATAATTTCTTTCAAGTGAGCAATTTCAAGTAAATTATTATTAGCCTTGTATGTGTTGTAATCCCAATCAGCAAATTCTTTATCTAAATTTGGTAATTCGCCCAAAAACCCTTTGTAAGAGTGCATTTCCCAGAGTATTTCAAATTCATCATAAAGTTCTTTACCATACTCAGTTAATACAATTCTTTCTTTATCATCTTTGGTTAGAACACTATCTTTGATAAACATTTCAGTAACTTTCTTAGTTTCCAAATGATAGTCGTAATAGAAATAACGTGGCGGTTTACTATCTGGTTTTCTAGGATTTTTTGTTTTTCCCCACCAAATTAAAAGAAGTAGTTCACGAAGTTTATATGGCGTTCCTGTATAGTATGAATCATCGTAACGTTCGCCACTTGGATTAACACGAAATTTAGAAACGTTTGGGTAATCTTCGATTGCCACACCGTCTGAATTTACAATTTTTGAAGAAAATTCTATTTTGTAGTCTTTGTCATTTTCTAAACTATTTGCATTGTGTTGATCATAATCATTAGAAAATTTCCCTGCTGTTCTATTCTTTTTTGGCTTGGGCTTTTTAATTTTAATAAAATAAATGATGGCGGTACTGATCAAGAATAAACCACCAATTGGAGGAATAAGAAAAGAAAAAATTACACCCAGAATAAATAATGACCAAGCGACTCTATTCCAGCTTGCTAAGATATAGTTAATGATTCTTTTGATATCCATATATTTCCTCCATTTTGATATCAATTTCTATAAATATCCACCACTTCACCAATGGTTCTGATATCGTCGTCTTCGTTCAAGTAGATTTCTTCATAGCTATTGTTTAGGCTCTGTAGGTACCAGCGTCCGTCGTAGTCACGTTTAAGCTTCTTAACAAAGTTCTTACCGTTGATTTGAAAAATGCCGATGTCGTTGATTTCCACCTTGCTTGTCACATTGATAAAGAGTAAATCATTATCTTTTATCATTGGTTCCATGGAGTCGCCAGCCACTTTTGCGATGGTATCGTATTTTTCTGGGACATCGCTTGCTCGAAGTCTTACTTCCATGTGGAGATTGTCCTCTTGGAATGTGCCGTGACCTGCTGCAACCAATCCTTCGACATAGTCAGTGATGTAATCTTCGGAATCCTCACGAACTTCAAAGATTGATCTAACCTTATTCTGTTCTTCCAACTGTACCTCGGCATAGTCGAGGACTTTTTCTTGTCTAGTTGGTTCGAGCTGGTTGTAAATAGCATGGATTGGGCTCGATGAAGATGAAAAATCTACTCCTTCAGCTAATGCTTTTGGATCAATCCCTAATATAGAGCATATTTTAAATACATTATCAGCATTTGAGTTCATGACACCTCTGCTTAAAATGGACCTGACTGTCGAGTAAGGGAGGTCATTTTGATTAGCAAATGCTTTGACAGACCCAAACCTTAATTCCATTAGATGTTTTAATTGTTCTTCAATCATTTGATTAACTCCTTTTCTTTATTATATAATACGATTTTTCGCACGTCAAGAAAAAAGAAAAATGAAAAATCGTTATTTTTTTGTTGACAGGTGCGAAAATTAGTGTTAAGATATAGTCAAGCTAATGAGTTAGCTTATTAAAAAATAAAAAAACACGAATTTTCGTGTTAGAAAGGAATAATATGCTTAATATTGATAAAGCACGAAAAGAAAAAGGTGTGACTTTGGTTGATATGGCAGATCTGCTAGAAGTAAGATATCAGACGGTTAGTGACAAGATACAGGGTAAATATCCATTTACTTTTGAAGAAACGATTAAGCTTCATAAAAAATTTTTCTCGGAATATGACCTAGTTTACTTGTTTAGCGAAGCAGTCTCAACTGCTTAAAATTTTCTTTAAAAACACGAAAATTCGCACTTTTGAACGGTAAAAAATCGCCAAGGCTCTTGATGTGAGTCTGGACGAATTAGCAAAACGCTAATAAAAATAGCCCTTTGACGAGGTCAGGGGCACAATAAAATTAACTAAGAAAATTATATCACAGAAAGGAATGAATGGCTATGCCAAAAGCAGAATTAGTGTACAGACCGGCTAAACAGTCTGAAAAGGCAGAAGCTGGTGACTATACACACCTTTGTCAAATTTGGGAAGGTTTAACAGTCGGAACGGCTAAGGTTTGGGCGGCAGAAATGAGAGATCACCCAGACTTTAGGCAATATATTGAAAATCCAACTCATCGAATTGTCTTTGTTAACTACGAAGGTTTTCGATTGTTTATCAAGTGGAAAAGTCGCAATCGATACAGGCCCAAGAAAGAAACATTGGCAGAAATGCTGGAAAATATTAAACGAGAAAAACAGTTAGGAGTTTAGAATGACAGAATCTATTTTTACAGCCATAGGAGCATGTGCAGTATTTGCCATTCCGTGCGTAGTGGTTGCGGCGATTGATTACAGGAATGCGGAAAAACGACGCAAGGAACGTGAAGCGGAATTACTTAGAGAGCAACTGACAGCCCTGGCTTGTGAACGTGCAGTTGAAGCAGATAGACAAGCCTGGAAGAACAGAGTTAGACAGTCACTTGCGAACTGGAAGCCAATCAAATTTGCTGATGAGGTACCAACTCGGACGCCTAGAAAGTGGGGTAGACATGCACATTAGTAATGGAATTGGACGCGAAAATCAAATTGATCAGATTGTCTACATCACAGGTAAAGCACGACAGTTTTATCAAGCCATGTCACCCTATGAGCTGGCTGTGGAACTGAAGATAGCTAAATTACAGGCAGGGTTGTGAGATGAATAACTTGGTCAGATTAGAACTTATAACTCAATCGTACGACCGATTTCTTCGGACGGGCGACACTGAACATCTTGAGGATGTAGAAAGGATATTGGAATATGACGAACATGACAGCGATTGATAACACGCCTCAGCTTGCGATTGTTGGGGTTTAGGAGGAATGGTTATGGCTTATGCAGTACATCATCAGAAACACGCATGAAAACTACACATCTTTGAATAATGCATATACTAAAGATGAAGACTTGGAACCAGCTACAATTGGTATTTTGACTGTCATACTTACCAATAAGGCTGATTGGGTTGTATATCCAGAAGAAATTGCTAAACGCTTAAAAATAAGTCGAAGGACTGTAGATAGACATTTCAAAATCCTAGAGAAATCTGGTTACATGCTGGTTGTTAAACGTAGCCTTGGTCGTGGTAAAGGGATAGAGCTTCATAGGTTTTTTTCAGATATGCCCTTTACTGATGGGTACAAAGAATATTTGAAAAGTAAGCTTGACGAAGAGTTATCCACAGGCAATACAGATGAATGATTTTACATTTGGAAGAAATTGCCGTGGCAAATATTGCCATGTGAAAAATTGCCGTGGCAAATATTGCCATGTGAAAAATTGCCGTGGCAAATATTGCCATAGCAAAATCTGCCCTCTAATAAATACTAACTATATAACAAGTACTAACTTAATAATAATCTAGGGGCTATCGCCCACTAATAAACAATAAGAGGCTAAAGCCTCTAACTAACTTAAAAACAAACTAATCGTTATATATAAATAATATATATAGGGATTTACAGAAGTTATCCACAGGAGGAAAAATCGTGAAAAGATTTGAACTACGTGAAAACCTTGTCTGGCAACGTGCCACGGCAGGAGAGAAGGAGAAGCTACTGGATACGGGTCTAGCTGATAAGGCAGGGTACATCCGTCTTGTCAGAGAGCTAGGCAGGAAGTATGTGGCTTGAAGGAGTTTTAGGTAAGAATTGAAACGCATGGAGGAAACAATTATGCCAAATTGGGCAGAAGGAACAATTAAATTAAGAGGTAGAGCAGAAAATATAGCATCAGCATTGAAGTACATGCTTTGCAACAATAATACAGTTACCGTAAAAGAAGAATGGGATGGAGAAAAATTAATATTTGAAACCACCGCTCCTTACTTTTACATAAATGGTACTAGGCGTGGTTTTATTGAAACTGATAGCTTAGAATTTTGGCTTGACCAAGACTTTTTGATTGTCGAGTTACAAGACTTCAAACAGGCGTGGGCAGCTATCGCAGAGAACTATCAAGAAATTTCTAGTAAGTTCGATGTTGATATTAAAATTTTCACTTTTGAAATGGGTATGCAATTTACACAGGAAATTGAAATTTCAAAAGGTAATATCATCAAAGATATTTGTAATGATAAGTTTTCAAATTATGAATGGGATGTGCCATTCAGTAATCTTGGAGGATGACATGGACGGCACTTACCCATGGTTTGATTATGACCGTGACTATTTACAACCTGAAGAACCAAGACAGGTACACGATCCTGATGAATGGGTATTCAGAGGCGGTCAATGGATTTATGTAGGGGATGCATAATGACAGAGGAATTACTAGATACAATCCGACGGCTGAGGTGTGATTATTTCCACCTGGGCCGAGAGCTGGGTGAGATTATCAACGAACAACAGGACTTGATACTTACCCTGAAACGAGAAAACAAACGCTTAAAGCGTGAGAAATGGAATTTGAAACAGACGAAAAGGAGAAGGAAATGATTAATAATCAAATTGTAGAGGCAAAAGGCGATTTTTTAACCAACCCTCAGCTACTCAATAGTGGCATTATCAGAAAATACCTTGACCCACAAGGTAAGGCAAGTGACGAGGAACTAGCCTACTTTATTGCTCAGGCTAAGGCTCAAAACTTGAACCCGTTTACCAAGGAAATCTATTTTATCAAGTATGGCAATCAGCCAGCTCAAGTAGTGACGGCAAAATCAGCGTTTGAGAAAAAGGCAGATACTCACCCTCAATTTGACGGCAAAGAGGCTGGCGTTATCTACCTGCAAGATGGAGAAATCAAATACTCTAAAGGGGCATTTATTCCCAAAGGCGCTGAAATCCTTGGTGGTTGGGCTAAGGTTTACCGAAAAGATAGAACCTATCCAACAGAAACTGAGGTCTCTTTTGAGGAATACGATAATTCCAAAATCCGTGCAAGGGTTAAGGAGCTATCACAGCAAGGGAAAGATATTACCTATCCAGTAATGAACTCTTACGGAAAACCAATTGGAGAAAACAACTGGGACACTATGCCATGTGTCATGATACGGAAAGTAGCTCTAGTCTCTGCATATCGTGAGGCGTTTCCTGCTGAGCTTGGGTCAAGTTATGAAGCTGATGAAATTAAGCTAGATAACACACCTAGAGATGTCACGCCTCAGGAAACACAGGAAGAAGTAAGAGCTCGCAAAATGGCTCAAATTGAGCAGATGAAACAGGAACAAGCTCAGAGACAGATTGACACAAGCTATCCAACTGATGATGTGATTGGTCCTGATGATGAACCGGTACAAGGTGAGCTACTGGAAGATTTGGAATACTAGGAGGGCAACATGCAAGAATTACAAATTATAGATGAACAAAAAATCAATAGAATCTATGAACTTGTTTCAACCGATGAGCTCACTAGAGAGTCTTTTGAGGAAGATTTAAAAGAGGCCACTGAGAAATATAAGGGTTATATTGCTACAGCAAGCACCTTGAAAGATGACAAGGCTAAACGTGCCGAACTTAACAAATTGATTGAGGCTAAGCACCGTATCCGAATTGACACAAAAAACTTATTATCAGAGACACCTAACACTTGGGATGAATACGCAAAATCAATCATTGCGCCGTTTGAAAAAGTTGTCAGCGAACTAGACAAGAGTATCAAAGGCATTGAAGAACATCAACGTACTTTAAAACTGGATACTGTCAAGAGCTACCTAGCTAAAAAAGCGGTTGAATATATGCTAGACCCTAGACTCTTTGATGAAAAAGCCTTGGAATACATTAAGGCCTCAGACTTTATGGCTGATGGTGTGACCTTGAAAAAAGTCACAATGAAATCTCTTGAGGATATGGTCACCTTTGAATACCAAAAACAACAAGAGCACGAAAAAGAAAAAGCTGCTATCTCTGGACAATGTGCTGAGTACGGCATGACTGATCAGCCGTATATCCGTATGTTGCAGTCAATGTCTTTGGCTGATGTAATGCAACAAATCATGTCAGACTATCTCTTTGAGCAAGAAAAGCAAAAAATGCGACAGGCTGAAGCCGACAGGGAGCAACTTTTGGCAGAGCAGCAAGCAAAACAACAGGCACAGGCTCGGAAATCGTCAGAAACGCCCCAAATTGACCCAGAAACAGGCGAGATTTTGGACGGTGGACAATTATCCCAAAATGAGCCTGACACGCTCAGAGGGGCTGAAAATGAGCCGAAACGCTACACACAAAAAATGACCTTGGAAGTCTATTTTACCAACACAGCAGAAAAGGACTTATTCAAGGCAGGACTGTCAGAGCTTGGTTTTGAACACAAGCAAAATTATCAGGTCAGCGGCTATCAACGAATTGAGCCAGTAACTCAAGAACAGCTCAATGAATTGTGTGGGTGGTAAGAATGGATAAGCAAGTAAAACAAGTAATTGATGAGCTTGAACCGTTTAATCACGGCATAACAATAGCAATCCACCAAAACAAAAATGAGTGCATAGCAACCTTTAAAATGCCTAGACAGTTTGACACCAAAAAAATAAAATTCACTGGATGGAATGAAGATGTTAGGAACAGAACTAGTTGCCACTCTGAAAATGACTTACTAGAGGCTTATGTTTACAAGGTTTGGAATGTCTCTAATGATTGGATTTGCATTGAGGTATTACCGTTTTAGGAGGGATCTATGGAAATCAGAACAGTATCAGATAGTGTAGCCATCTACTCAGACGGTAAGAGACTACAAGTCATCCATGACTTAGGAGATGAGATTGTCCTTGATAAGGACAATCAGGCTGATTTGCTTGATTGGTATAAAAATCCAGGAGGGGGAAGATGATTAGAACTAAATTTTTATTTTACGAACAACCACATCATGAGCCTATTGACAAACAGATAAATGACTGGCTTACCAAAAATCCTGATATTGAGTTGATTGATATTAAATTTCAATCAAACGTATCAGCGGTAGCTGACAGTGGTGTAAGTGCTGAATATTGGCATACATCAGCTTTGATTATTTATAAAGAACCTGAAAAATCAAGGTTAGGAATACAATTTGGAGAAGAAGAATGATGATTGTTGAAGTTGTTTTATTAGCAGGTTGGACTTTCCTATGGTTATGCCTATGGTTCCTACTGGGTGAACGCAATGCAGGAAAGGACAAGTCGGATGACTGATTTTGATGAAAAGCTGAAAAGACTGAAGAATGACCATATGGCAGAGTTTTCCCTGAAGGCTGGAACAATCGACGAAGCTAGAGCACTGCTCGAATTGGCCAAAAGCAACGGCATCAAATGGTTTAGTGGAGAACCAATTGATCATATGTTTGAATATATTTTCAAAAAAATGCAAACATACCCAGAAAAAAGATTTGTCCTAAATTTCCGAAATGGTTTCAACCTGAAGAAACAATTGACAATCTTTTGTACCTGGGAACACAGATAACGTGCCGTGAACCACGCTAAAAGCGAACTAGAAAGCGTCAACTCACAGTCATCTTGGACGAATAGACAGTGAGAATTTCGTAGGGCCTGGTGTTATATTAGCTTTCACTCACAACCAGGCCTATTTTTTAGGACTAGATTATGAACGAATTAAAAGAAAAAGCACTGGCAAAGATGCTGGACAAAATGAACAAGGAACACAGCCCATCAGAGGACCATGTCCATAATTGGCTGTGTGAGCAGGAAGACGATGAGCTTTTCCAAGGTATCCTGAAGGATGGTTATACAATCAAAGCGTCTTTGGAATACGCTAAGAAGAAGGCTAGGGAATTTGCGCAGAACGGTGTGGCTTGTATTGATGATCAAACAGTGTTCGGTTGGGTTCGAGAGTATTTCCTTTCCAATAGCAAGTTGGAGAATATTAGACAAGTACCAGTTGAGCCAGTTTCCAAGAAAAAAATTAAGCCGGCTAAATCAGCTACTGGCAAAGCCCGTCAGGGTATCTGGCCAGATGAAGATACCAAGCCAGATAAACCCAAAAAATCCACGAAAGGTGTAGTCGAAAATCAAATGAGCATTTTTGACTTTTTGGATGAAGCATGAAACCAGAACAATGCAAACGTGAAGCAGAACGAAGATTAAAACCGCCCAAATCGTTCTGGGACTGGTGCTATTCTCAGATAACTACTTACAAATGGTCCAACAAGCATGAAACCATTGTGGCCAGCGATTTGAATTTGGGGCACTGTGTCGAAAAGAGACTGACAAAAGCATCAAAACTGACTTTCTTTGATAAGCATTACTTTTTTTCGGTCATATTGGCCACAGTCAAACGGATTGAAATTCAGTCATACATGTTCTCTTCCAGTTTTGACAACGGTAAGCAAGTAATCAATTTTGAGATGACAAACCTGGAGCGGTTCGAGGGCGGAAAGCATATCAAGATTGGCCGTGCGAATAATGACCAGTACCTGCCATTCCTGATTGAAAACTACTACGGATCTGGTCCATACACTGGCAATAAATTTTATCCGAACAATTGGAACAAGCAGCTGCAGACGGTTTCTGAACTAAGGTATATCAAATTTGATAAGATTGGCTACCATCAAATTGAACGGCTGTACAAATATCGATATGAGATTGAGTTTGCCCAGAAAATCGGAGCGAATCGTCTGGCCGACGAAATTATGTTTCCATACGCTTTTACGAGATTGGGTTTCAAAAAAACAGTTGATATGCGCACTCTCAATCGTCGCTGGCTACAGAAAAACAAGCAATTTTTCAAAAATTCGGACCGTAGTTTCAGTGAATTCGAACTGGCTCGTAGAATCGACCAACGAAATGGAAAGCTTGTCCCAGGTATTGAAAATCACTTGGATTATCAGGATATCAAGCACATTCCGGTAGGTGTCGGGATCAATAAATTTCAAAACTGGGTTATTAAAAACCGGATAAATTTTCGTGAGTATAAAGACTACTTGAATATGCTGACTGAAATGGGTGTAGATCCAGAAGGCGACGCGATGATAGTGCCAAAGGACTTTGCTGCCATGCATCAACACACTGTCGGGCTCTATAATCAATTCCGAGAAGAACAGCGTAGACTTCAGCGAGCAGAACGAGACCGTGCTCAGAGAGAACGTGAGAAGCAGCTTGAAGCCGAATTTAAGCGTCGAGATGCTTTTGACATGACACTGGCTGGCTACACTTTCCATGTGCCGTCGCGAGTTGCTGAATTGATTTACGAGGGTAAGAAACTGCATCATTGCGTCAGCTCGTACACCGAAAAACATCTCAAAGGGAAGACCATGATTGTCTTTGTCAGGCTGGCTAGCAAGCCCAACACTCCTCTCTACACGCTGGAGGTCAATCTAGGGCGGATTGTCCAGTTCAGAGGAAAATACAACAGGGACGTCCCTGGAGAAGTCTGGGACGTAGCTAAAAAGTGGCTTCAAGTCACAAAACAAGAAAAAGTTGCATAGGGAGAACACATGATTACAAAAATTAACGTACCAAAAACATCAATCGTCATTGAGATTGAAAAAAAGGAAATCAAAATCGAAAACTTGATCGATTACGATATCAAAATGATTTTCAGAAACCAGGATGCAGAGCCGTCTTTGGATGAGAACGGAGATGTCTTTGAACCACTTTACTGGCTTGACATCAAGGCAAAACCAATCGAAGAAATCGAGTATCACAGCAGCCTGGGCGTCAAGAAAGAAAAACGAAGACTTGCGGAATTACAAATCTTCTTCGAATACATTGAAGCGAACAAGCGAAATCTTTTTGATCTTTGCGGACTGAGAGGTGAATTGAGTTGAGCAATCTAACATTGTCACTAGATATTTCAACTGCTGGGACAGGCTGGGCCATTTTCCGTGGCTCAGACCTTGTTCAGAGCGGTGTCTTGAAGCATAAAAGTAAATCATACTTTGAACGTGGTCGCTATATGGCCAGCGAGTTACGAGCTATCCAGTCGCGGGCTTTACAAAAATTCGACTGCCCATTTGAGACAATCATTGTCGAAAAAAACAACGTCATGGGACCAAACCAACAATCTATGATGAGCATCGGTATCGTGACCGGTCTCATTCTAGGGAGATTGATTGCGGACCAGATAGTCTTTGTCAATGTGTCTACTTGGCGAAAACATTGGAAGTTTAGCTACAAGGATCGCGGCAAGAAATCAATGAAGTTTCAATCAGTGGCAAAAGTGGCCGAAAATTTCAAAAAGGCAGTGAAAGATGATGAAGCAGATGCTATCTTGATTGGCTCGTACTTTGTTGACGTAGGAACCAAAAACGACCAACTAGAAAAGCATGGTGTAAGGTAAGGAGGAAGTTGGATGAAAGACTACCAACCATTACTGTTTTTTGGTACTTTATGGCTCATCATATTACTTGCAGCTATGCTGAAAATTAGAGATCTAAGTCACGAAGTGGATGAATTAAAAACTAAGGAACCAATCATCCTCTACCAAGTCGATAACGCTGGTGCTGAGATGATTGGCAATGTCACTGCTAAGGATGTGGTTGACGGTCATTACTATGTCGAGGTCAAGCCGTATGGTAAGTTTTTAGTGACCAGGGAACAGTTTCACGAAATTGAAATCGGTGATGAGATACCAGAATTTTTGAAAGGGAGGAAGCAATGAATAAGCAATACAAAATCGGTGACGAAGTCTTGGTGAGAGGCATTGTTAATTCCGAAGTAAGAAACGGGGGAATCCATGTATTACATGATGGTGTTGATGCCTTTTACATGCTAGACCAAATCCACGAACCGCAGAAAGTGTCGGTGCCTGCATTTATTGATAGCTATATCCGATATGCGAAAACCGAAGGCATGTCATTATTTATTGCAATGGACAATGCTCAAAATAAAGAATCAGAGTGGATAATTACGAACGAAGAAACCTTTACTCGTGCATGGCTTGACGGTTATGTAGTTGAGAAAGAGAGACGGTATACAGTTGAGATACCTGACCCAAACAGAAAAGGTACTAATCGTATTTATCTAGGGAAATCTGACCCTAATGGTAAAGTGTTTATACATAAGGGGAACTTTAACACTAAGAAAAATAAAAACTTATGGCTCACAGAAGAAGAAATCAAACAGGATTTTGAGTGGGCGTGGCAGTTTAGGAAAGAGGTGGAGTGATGTATAAGCTATATTTCCGAATAAACGGCAACGAACCTGACCTACAAGGCACGTTTGATACGGAAGCAGAAGCTGAGGAGTACATGCAACATTTGATTGATACCAGGTCAAGAATTAAAAGTTGGTATATTCGGAAGATACAGCGTGAGGGCTATTGGTTGTACGATTATGGTGCACATAATGCGTTTTATATGATCAAGGAGGTGGAGTAATGAGGTCGGAAAAACGTAGTTTAGCTATTAATGAAATAAAAGAAACTCTTAAAGACAAGTTAGTGAAAAAAATTTGCGGTGGTAGAGTTTTGGTGGTGAGAACTGAGAAACAGGAGGTGGAATAAATGCCAGAATATTTTACTACAGAAGACTTTACAAAGCCTATTGAATGCTTAACGATGGCGCTAGAGTCTATACAATGTCTTTACGATGAAGAACGCATAGAAGACAGAGAAAATGCCGAACAACTTATTGATTCTTACAAATACGCTATTGAATTGTTGAAGAAAGAAGAGGTGGAGTGATGGATGTAAGAATTAGTTTATACGGTTGCGATGATACAACTTATATTGATACAGATGTAACAGTAGAAGAGTATGATTTTTTACGAAAACTAAAAAGACTTTCAGAAGAAAATTCCTCTTATGGTTGTCAGCCGATTCTAGATGTTGAAAGGAAGGAAGCAAAATGATTGAAAGAGAAATTGAAAAAAATTTACTAGAATTAAGAGACGTATTATGTGATGAAAGAATTGCTGAATACTGCATTGAAAACGATATAGCTTGGTCTGACTCGGCTATGACAGGTAGTCCGATAGAAGTTTTAGGCGTAGCTAAAGAGCTGATACAGTCTGGTTTTTGTGTAGGAGGATATGCAATGACTGAAACAGAAAGCTTTAAACAAGGTGTAACGCTTGGAAGTATTTTGCATTGTTTTTTTAGCGCACCTTTATTTTATCTAAACGGTAAAGAGATACAAAATTTAGATGGACTAGACTTAAATAGCACAATGGTTACTAGCATCTATATAGATTACTTAGGAAACCTAACGCTTGAATTAGAGGGGTGGAAGAACAAATGACTGAAAAACTAGGCGTGCTACTGGTAGATGTGCCAGAGCCGAGGTTTGCTGTGTATCATTTTGTTTACTTGTCAGAATTAGGCTTTATGATTAAACCTTCAAGTGACTCAAAAATAATACTGGATTTAGCCTACAAATGCACCAAAGAAGAAGCTAAAAAATACCCACAATTTCGGTGGGTAGCGTTGGAGGAGTTGGAATGATTCTTAAAGTAAAAGTCGTATCAGCTATACAGCCATTTGAACGAGCATCCTTTCAAAATATCGTGGCTCAAGAGTACGCTTTCGGAGTGCTTCCATCAAAACTCCATAGCGTTGTTAACTATTCTGAGTTTTGTGTCAAAATTGGTCAATGGGTATATATTGATGACTATCTTAAAAGTGTAGTTGGAGTTGAGGAGGACCTATGATTGAATTGACACTACGAGATTTTCGGTTAAAACTAGGTATGACAGTGGACGACATGGCAGAGGAACTAAATGTTCCTAAGCAGACATATTGGTACTGGGAGGGCAAAAATAAACCTCCTGAAGACGCTATCCAGAAAGTCCGTAAAATCTATGATAAGGCGAAAGAATTTATGGTTGATGATGGTATTGATATCATTGAAAAAATCGGTACTATCAAGCGACATTACAGTTTGTCATACGACAGCCTTGCACAATTGGTCGGGGCGAAATATGGGACATCGGTTGTTAATTGGATGAACGGCGTCCAACCACGATTAAAGTACATGATAAGAATCAACGAGCTGTATTATGGTATTGCGAATAAGAAACGGAAGACGAAAGCTGGAAGCAGAGCAACTTTCTGCCGAATTAATCCGCTTGATAGAGAGTCGTGGAAAGCGGAGATTCAATCTCCGATTATAACCTGGCGATGAATCTAGTCGGCGCCCTAAACGATTGGATTTTCCGAAAATCTTGGAGCGATGTTTTAAATTATGATATTGAACAGTGGGTGACAGATGAAGCGTTAGCCTTGCTTGAAAAACAAATCCCGCAGAATGCTTTTGGCAGAAGCGTTAGAAGCGGCGTCTTGAAAGAAGGGCTCGCAATCTATCTTAGACATATATCCGAGAGCGAAGCTAAAGAGCAAGGTTTTACAGACATCATGTTAAAGGTTCAGAAGTCTAGATCCAAAGAGTTGAAAGGGTTGAAACCTGATTTTAAGATCAGTGGGATTGATGGCTATGTTATTCAACACGTTCTCTACTGCAGATGGATAGAAGGTAGCAAAACTTTTTGGTTCACTGTTGACATAGATGCAGATAACGTCCGAGAGTTTGCGATTAAGCTACACAAGCTATTCTTAAATGGTGCTTATCTGGATGGGATATATGTCAGTTTCTCGAAAGAAGTTACAACTAGATTAGCTTATGAGATAGCCATAGAAATAAGGAAATGCGGTTGCTTGGAGTTTATGGGCTACAACGAAAACATATTTAAGGGTTTGTGATTGTAACAGGTCACAAGCTCATTACCCGAATGGGTAAAATAAAAAAGAGGAAACAATATCAAGACTAATCTAACCGAAACGTTTTTATCAACACTTTCCTAGTTTCGGTTAGTAGGAAACAATAGATATCTGGGCGGAGACCTTTTTCCGTGGTCAAGAATTGTCTCTAAAAAGAAAGGTTAAAAATGGTGAATATATGACAAATAAACAGACAGAAAGAGAGGCGCTCAGGGGCTAACAACCCCTGAGACCTAGCGATAGGTTTCACGTTTGTCGACCCATGTAAACTCATAGGTCGCCCTCTACATATTTCTTGAAATTTCTGTCATTTGTATTCTCCAAGCTTATGCTGTGCTGTGAGAATGCGCTGTCCAGTGAAGAGCCGACTGTCTGAGTGTAACTGGCTCATGGTATCTCAATCTTATGTTAAAGACGGATACTTTTCTACTGGCTTACTAATTATGAAAGGTTGGTAAGTCATTCTGCTAAAAATAAATTAAAAAGGAGGACTCCTTTGTAGATTAAAGCCACATTATTGGGCCAATGGCAGTACGGCGCGCCGCAAAAATAAAGAAAGGAATCTAGAAATATCATCTGTCCGAAACCCTATTGCGGTATGGGTCAAGGACGAATATTACAAAATTGGAGGAATAAAACAATGTACGAAAATGAATTTCAAGTAACAAAACGTCAGGTAGCAGCAGGCGCTACAATTATTGGACTTATTTTTTTTGCAGTATTTTTTAGATTGACCGCAGTTGTCAAAATTCCAGCAAATACCGTAGGTGTTAAGGTGTCGGCATTCAACGGAGTACAAGAAAAGACTTTACAGACGGGTTACCATCTGAAAGTCCCATTTGCTGATAAGGTGTATAAGTTGCCGACATCCGTTCAGACAAAGACCATGGAAGCTATCACGACACAGACAAAAGATGGTCAGTGGTTGAATACCAATATTGACGTCAAGTACAAGGTCAACAAGGCAGAGGCCATGACTGTATTTACCAACTACACAGACCTAGAAAACGTGAGTAACAGTGTTGTCGCTCCAGCTGTGCAACGGGCCATAGAATCCGTAACTGGTGAGTATGATATTTACGAAGTACTAGGCTCTAAGCGTACAGAAGTTTATGGCAAGATTGACCAGAAACTAAAAGAGCGGTTCGCAGCTGATAACTTGGAGTTTGTGTCTTTCACTATCACTGACCAAGATGCAGGCGATGAAATCGAGAAAGCTATCAAAGATGAATCTGTTAAGCAGAAACAAGTAGATTCAGCTAAGCAGGATCAAGAGAAAGTTAAAATAGAAGCAGAAACTAAGAAAATCCAAGCTCAAGCTGATGCCGATGCTGAGGTTATCAAGGCTCAAGGTCAAGCAAAAGCTAATGCTGAATTGAATAACTCTATTTCGGATAATTTGATTCGAATGAAAGAAGCTGAGGCTCGTTTGGAGCATGGCTGGGTTGAAGTTATCACACAAGGGGATGTGATTACAAATCAAGAGTAACAAAAAAAAGCCAAGGCACTCTCTGCCCTGGCTGTGGTGTATCGCTATCAATATTATACCACAAAAGGAGACGAGAGTGAACAAAGCTAAAGAGTTACTTGATGAGTTACAAAACCTAGATTTAGACATTCAAAGCCGGATAGATGAAATCAATGAGCTTGAGGCAGGTTTGCTCTCAAGTCCAAAATGGAAGACTGATAAGGTTCAGGGTGGGCAAGCTAGGAAAGTTGATGATGTCTATTCCCAGCTTGTAATCATGAAAGAAGCTATTGAACAAGATACCAATGAGGTTATTAACAGGAAACTTGAATTAGGTAGATTGATTAACAAGCTGAAAGACCCAAAACACAGAACGGTTCTACGGATGACGTATATCAGTAAGAAGCATATCATTGATATTTGTGATGCTTTAGACGGTATTAGTCCGCAGACATACTACCGTTTAAGAAAATCTGCAATTTTTGAACTAGATATGATGTTATGTGAGAATAATTGAGAATAGTTGGACGAGCATGATTTTTGAAATCTGCTAGAATGGTAGTATCAAGAAATAAGGGTAAGGCGGTAAGCCTTACCTGCTATGGAGAGTTACTCAAGAGGCTGAAGAGGACAGGTTGCTACCTTGTTAGGTCGTTTAGGCGACGCATGGGTTCGAATCCCATACTCTCCTTTGAGTGTTTGTGTCCCAGAATGGGGTAAGTCGTTGGACGAGAATTCATATATCACTCATTAACTTTGAAATGGTTGCGGATGCGACTGGGCCCTGCATGATTGCACAGCTACTTATATCCTAGGTAAGTTATAAGCTGGGTGGTTTGATTCCGCTAGGGGTCTTTCTCCTATATTTTTTCCCACACAATGAAGTGTGGGTTTTTATTTTATCGAGGAACGGAGGTGATGGACATGGGATGACCGAAAAACAGAAGATTTTTGCTGATGAGTACATTATAAGTTTGAACGCTACAAGGGCCTATAAAAAAGCCTATCCGAATGTCAAGAAGGATGCAGTTGCTCAAGCAAATGGTAGTAGATTGCTATCAAATGCTATGGTCAAAGCCTATATAGACGAACAGCTGGAAAAGTTGCAGTCTGAACGGGTTGCAGATCAGCAGGAAGTCCTAGAGTTCCTCACTTCCGTTATGCGTGGCGAGGTCACTGAGCCTTTACTTATATTGGACGGTGAGGGTACTCAGCGGATGGTCATGGCAAAGCCTAGCGTTTCAACTAGGAAAAGTGCCGCTGTTGATCTCGGTAAGCGTTATGGTCTATTTGTTGATAAGCAAGAAATCACTCAACGAACGATTGAAATCAAGGTAGGTGAGTGGGATGCTGACGAAGACTAGACCAAAGCTAAGTATTCAAATATCAATCCCGTATCCTAGCAGGGTCTTCAATAAGCATATCTATGACAAGCTTGAAGATTATAACACCTTTACTGAAATTCACTATGGCGGTGCCTCTTCCGGCAAAAGTCACGGTGTTATTCAGAAGGTTGTTTACAAGGCTTGCAAAGACTGGAAACATCCTCGCAAGGTTCTGTTTCTACGCAAGGTTGGTTTAACGGTCTATGACTCAATCTTTGAAGATGTCAAACAGTGCTTAGATGCCTGGGACTTGTTGGATAAGTGCAAGGTTAATAATTCAGCCTATCGGATTGAGCTGCCAAACGGTGCTCAATTTATTTTCAAGGGTTTGGATAACCCTGAAAAAATCAAATCTATCAAGGGCATTTCAGACGTGGTCATGGAAGAAGCGTCTGAGTTCACATTGGACGATTATACCCAGCTTACACTTCGTTTACGTGATCGCAAGCACAAACAAAAACAAATTTATCTCATGTTCAACCCAGTTTCTAAAGTGAATTGGGTTTTTAATGCGTTTTTTGTTAAGCGTCCCAAAAACACAGTTATCTATCAAACAACCTACAAAGACAATCGTTTCTTGGATGATGTGACAAGGGAGAACATTGAGGAGCTTGCTAACAGGAATGAAGCTTATTACAAAATCTATGCCCTGGGGGAATTTGCAACCCTGGACAAGTTGGTGTTTCCAAAATATGAGAAGAGGCTACTCAATAAAGACAAGTTGGCACATCTGCCGTCTTACTTTGGTCTAGACTATGGGTTTATCAATGACCCGTCAGCTTTCTTGCATGTCAAAATTGATGACGAAAATAAAAAACTTTACATCGTCGAAGAATACGTCAGAAAGAATTTAACCAATGACAAAATCGCTGAAGCTATCCAAAGTCTTGGTTATGGCAAGGAAGAAATCAGGGCTGACTCAGCAGAGAAGAAATCTAATCAGGAATTGCGAAATCGTGGCATCAGTCGTGTGATTGACGCTCTCAAAGGACCAGGATCAGTCATGCAGGGTATCCAGTACATTTTACAATATGACATCGTAGTCGATGAACGCTGCGTGAAAACCATTGAGGAACTTGAGAACTACACATGGAAAAAAGACAAGAAAACAAATGAGTACATCAATGAGCCAGTTGATAGCTACAACCACTGCTTAGATGCGGTCAGGTATGCTATCCAAGATAGAATTTACCAGGCTAAGAAAGACCTGGACGTTGACAAGACTATTAAGAAAATCAATAAGATGTTCAGGAGGTAAGTAGTGGACAAAGTGAACGAATTTGAACACGGTATTGATTCCGTGACGAAGATTAGGAATGACAGCTTGGTTTTTAGCCAGTTGGCAAATGAGCAATTCAGATACAGCAGTGTGGATGACCTGTTGAATACTGACAAGGGCAGAAAGGCTTTCAGGGATATGTTGGCAGCCTTTTTTGGTAGTCAGAAGCAACGCTTGGCGATTCTTGCCTCTTATGCTCAAGGGGATAATTTCAGCATCCTTTCCGGACATCGACGTCTGGATGATGAAAAGGCGGACTACCGAGTTCGGCATAAGTGGGGTGGTTATATCTCCAGCTTTGCGACAAACTACGTGATTGGAAATCCTGTAAGCATCGGTGTGATGGAGGGCGGTTCTGCTAATCAATTATCGACAATCAAAGACATTGAGTGGCAGAATGACATCAATGCCCTAAACAGTGACCTGGCTTTTGATGCATCCGTCTATGGCCGTGCTTATGAATACCATTTTAGGGACAAGGATAAGGTAGACCGAGTGGTCTTGATTAGTCCGCTTGAAATGTTTGTTATCCGTGATTTAACGGTAGAGCAAAACATCATCGCAGCAGTGCATCTACCAATCTATGCGGATAAGGTTAATATGACGGTCTATACGAAAGACCAGGTTATTACCTACAAGCCATTTACAAACCAAACTATCCGCTTGATTGTGGACGGTGTACAAAAACACAGCTACAATGATGTGCCAGTAGTAGAGTGGTGGAATAACCGTTTTAGAATGGGCGACTATGAGAGCGAAATATCTCTGATTGATGCTTATGATGCTGGTCAGTCTGATACAGCTAATTACATGAGCGACTTGAACGATGCTATGTTGCTGATTAAGGGCGATTTGGATAGCATGGGACTTGACCCAGAGAGTGCTGCTAAGATGAAAGATGCCAATATGCTCTTTTTGCAGACAGGTATCAGCGCCATGGGGCAACAGACCAATGCGGATGCTGGATACATCTATAAACAATATGATGTCAACGGTACGGAAGCTTATAAGAACCGCTTAGCCAATGATATTCACCGATTTAGTCGCATTCCTAATCTTGATGATGACCGTTTCAACTCAACGTCATCCGGAATTGCCCTGCTTTACAAGATGATTGGTTTGGAGCAGGTCAGAAAGGATAAAGAAACCTACTTCACTAAGGCTTTGAGACGCAGATATGAGCTTATCAGCAATATCCACAAAGCCATCAACGGTCCAGTAATTGAGGCAAACAAGCTGACCTTTACTTTCCACCCGAACATTCCGCAGGATGTCTGGACGGAGATAAAAGCCTATATTGAAGCAGGCGGTGAGATTTCACAGGAAACACTCATGGAAAATGCTAGCTTTACTGACTACAAGACTGAACACAGCCGAATCTTGAAGCAAGGTGGGTCTAGTGACTTTGAAGTTGGGCAGATTGTAGGTGATGCAGATGTCGGACAAGCGGATAACGAATAATCAGCGGTACAATGCGGAGCGAAAAGCTCAAGCTGAGCTGATGAAGCGTGACCTGGACCGTGATAAGGTACTGGCTCAAATCTATCAAGAGTCATTTGACCGCATGCAAAGGGAAATTGACGGCTTTTACTTGCGATATGCTAGTAAAGAAGGTCTGACCAAGCAAGAAGCTATGAAGCGTGTTTCTGAAATGGACGTGACCAAGTTTAATGCAAAGGCTGCTAAAGCTGTCAAAGAGAAAGATTTTAGTCATGCAACGAATGAATGGCTCAAGGTCTATAACCTCAAGATGAAAGTCAGTCGGTTGGAGCTTTTGAGGGCTGAACTAGCACTTGAAATTCAAAATTTGACCGCTGAGGTTAACGAGGTCTTTGATAAGGCACGGGCAGATGAATATTTGAACGAATACAAGCGTCAAGCAGGTATTTTGGGCATTTCATCCAGCGGAGCGAAAAGACGCATGCAGGCGATTTTAGATGCTGATTTCTACGGTCAGAATTTTTCTGCTAGAGTTTGGGGCGGTCTTGGACTTCGTGCCACACTTCAGAGAGAGGTGTTTGGTTCGCTTAACCGTATTTTTACCGATATGATGGGCTACAAGCAAGAAATGAAGCGACTAGCCAAGAAATACGGCACAAGTGAACAGAATGCTAAACGCTTGCTGAAGACTGAGATAGCACGGATTAATGCTGATACGCAGTATAGCATGCTCAAAGATAATGGCTTTACTCATATGATCTTCGTGGCAGAACCTGGAGCATGTGATTTGTGTGGACCTCTGGATAAGGTGGCAGTTCCGATTGATAAGGTGGAAAAAGGGGTGAATTTCTATCCCATGCACCCTAATTGTCGCTGCTCTGCTTATGGACATATCAAGATGGACTACAAGGTAGGCGGAAGCACGCTTGACCGTGAAGCTCCAAATGGTGTTTGGGGCGAGGATAAGCAAACAGAAGCTGAGAAAACTAGTCAGAAACAGATTTCAGGAACAGGTCGGAAATTACTTGCTTTTGAAGAAGATGAAATTTTTGTTGCTAGCAATCCAGATGAGATTGATGCTTTTTTTGAAAAACAAAAATCCTATCAAGAGTGGTATAATAAAGTTGAAAAAAGCCCGGAGAAAAAAGAAATCATCAACGCTTATACAACAATGGAAGGTCAAGAAATATTTAACAAAATATTACGAGACGGCCTTCACAAGTATGAACAAGAGTATTTGAGTTATTTCGACGAGTATGATAAACCGTATGCTAAGCAGGTTATCAGCGAAAGAATAGAGCGAAATTCTAAGTTGATAGACATACTGGGAGACTACACTTCGGAAAAGTCCTTTATAACCTATCGTGGAACAAGAACTGATGAAGGATACTATAACAAACTAAAAGTAGGTGAAGTGACTAGTATTGATAAAGGTTTCTTAAGCACAAGTCTGGATAGAAATATTGCTTTGGACTTTTCAAACGACGGAGCAGGTGATAGATATTTATTCGATATTAGAATCCCTAAAGGATCTAATAAAGGGTCGTATATAGCTAAATTTTCAGATATGTTAGTTGAAATCGACGAGAAGGAGTTCTTGTTGCAGCCTAATTCGAAGTTTAAAGTTTTGTCGATAGAAAAAAATTCTTCCGGTTTGAATTTAATAAGTTTGGAGTTGCAAAATGATTGATGAACGTTTTTTGAAACACTTTGAAGGAGTTAAGGGAAAGGAAGCTACCGCTGACATTGGACTTCCTGTTTCTGTAGTTATTGCATTTTTAAAGTCAGCGACAGATGAAGAATTATCAGAGTTAGGATATGCTATCCTACCACTTTTGCCTAATAAAGCAGTAACAAATAACCCTTTAATCGAGAATCTTGCTAAAACCTATAAATTTAAGAAATCATATAACCAAGATGCAAGATTTAGAGGAAGAAGATTGCTCAGAGAATTGAGGTTAAACCATGATTTAACTGCTTCAGAGTTTTTAAAGAAAATTTAATCAAGCACCTAGAGAAATCTAAGTGCTTTTTTGTTGCAGAAAAACAGAAAGGAGGTCGCTATGAATAAGCGTATCAAGAAGAAATGGTCGCGGATTGAGAGATTAGAAAACAAAGTCGCTCAATTGACAGCAGAAAATATTTTATTAACTGATGCTCTACGAAATCATGCAGATAATATCAGTGATTTGGATGACATCGTTAAACGCAATGCCCAGGCTACAAATTCTAGATTTGACAAAATCGAGAAGCAAGTGGCCAATAGCAATACTAAGAAGTCTTGGTTTAGTCGTAAATAAAGGAGAAAAGTATGTTAGAAAAAGCAAAAGAATTAGCGTCGCAAGAGTTTTCACGTCTCTCTGGTCGTGAAATTAAAGCAGAAGACTGTTTTGTAGTCTGGTTCAGCAAAACCCTACAAAATTGGAAAGCATTAGTCAGCACTAATCAAATCAAGTCAGATGAAAAGTGTGGCGACTACGCGGAAGTAACCCACAATGGCGATAAGAAAGAAACCTACGTGGATGTTTATACTAAGGTTTCGAACAGAGCAATCAAAGACTAGGAGGTGGTCCGACATCTTGACAGCAGGAAAGACTGCAACAATCGTATAACTTAACCGTATGGACTCCCATGCGGTTTTTATTTTGTCCAAACCATGCGAAGACATAAAAAGCTTTATGAGTTCGGGGAGGTTGCCCGTCAAGCGTAGAAAGGAGCCAGAACATGGCAGATGAACACAATGATCCAGCAGTTGACCAAGAACAAGCTCATACGGAACCAGCTAGCACTCCACAAGAGTCTGAGAAAATGGTGACTGTTGCTGAAATGATGCGTCGTCTCAATAAGGCCAATAAAGAGCATGAAGAGAACACGCAGAAAGCTATTGCACAAGCCCTTGAGAAGTACAAGGCCGAGTCTGAGTTGACAGGTAAGGAACTTGAAGCCTATCGCCAGAAAGAAGCGGAAGCTGAGAAACAGAAGATGCTTGATGAAATTGACCAGCTCAAAAAGGACAAGATCAAACGTGAACTGACTGACGAAGCAATCAAGTCCTTATCTAGTCGCAAATTGCCAGTTAATGACAAGGTACTATCGTTTGTGGTCAAAGATACGGCAGATGATACCTTGCAGGCTATCTCAGATTTTGAAAGTATTATCAGCGAAATCAAAGCTGAGTACACGCAGTCCGAACCGCCGAAGATGTCGTCTAGCTTCGGTGGGGAATCAACTACTAAGAGCCGTGGCGACATTTTCCGAGGCTCTCGCATTATCAAATAAAGGAGTCAATAAATGACAGTACAAACTTTTAATCCAGAAAACGTCCTCGTATCACAGAAGAAAGACGGGACACTGCACAAAGAATTTACAGACATCATCATGAAAGAAGTTGCTCAAAACTCTCTTGTCATGCAGCTTGGTCAGTATCAAGAAATGGAAGGTGAGCAAGAAAAAACTGTCTACGTTCAAACAGACGGCATTTCAGCTTACTGGGTAAATGAAACTGAGAAAATCAAGACTGACAAACCAGAAGTAGTGCCAGTGACTTTGAAAGCTCACAAACTCGGTATCATCTTGGTAACATCCCGTGAAGCTCTCAACTACACTTGGAAGAAATTCTTCGAAGACATGAAACCTCAAATCGTTGAAGCATTTTACAAGAAAATCGACGAAGCTGGCCTACTTGGTCATGATACACCTTTTGCGAACTCAGTTGCTAAGGCTGCTAAAGATGCAAATAAAGTCATTGGCGGTCCTATCAATTACGATAACATCTTGAAGTTGCAAGATACTCTTTATGATGCAGATGTTGAACCAAATGCGTTCGTGTCTAAAATCCAAAACCGTTCCGCACTCCGTGAAGCTCGTGACGGCAACAATGTGTCTATCTATGACAAGGCTGCAAATACCATTGATGGTATCACTACTGTAGATCTTAAATCTGCACGTTTTGAAAAAGGCGATCTGCTCGCTGGTGACTTTGACAATTTGATTTACGGTGTGCCATACAACATCACTTATAAGATTTCAGAAGAAGGTCAAATCTCAACTATCACTAATGCAGATGGCACTCCAATCAACCTGTTTGAACAAGAAATGATTGCTATCCGTGCCACAATGGATGTTGCTGTAATGATCACCAAAGCTGACGCATTTGCTAAATTGACACCTGCCGAACGTGTCTAAGTAAGAAAGGAGCTAATACATGGGATATAAAACTACTCATGCCATTCTTGATTCTTTAGATAACGATCAATATTATTACGGCGGTGCAGTCTACCCACGTCCTGGACTTGTCGTATCCCAGGAGCGACTTGATGAGCTAGTGGAGAAAGGGGCAATTGTCGCAGTTGATGAAGTTCCAGCTCAACCAGATGAAGAAGAAACAGTTGAGGTAGAAGAAGAGCTTGATGATCAGACAGTTGATGAAGTTCCAGCTCAACCAGATGAAGAAGAAACAGTTGAGGTAGAAGAAGAGCTTGATGATCAGACAGTTCCTGAAATCAAGGCAGCCCTTGATAAACTGGGCATCAAGTATAGTTCCCGTGCCAGCAAGGCGGAACTATTAGAACTATTGAAAGGAGCTTAGTCATGGACAGCACCCAACTTGCAAAAATCAAACGTCGGCTGGGTATTCCAGCCGATGACACAGCTGAAGATGAACTACTTGAAGATTTGATTGAAGATGCTGAAGGCTATTTCAAGCTACTAACATCCTCTTCAATCGTTGACAGCAAGTATCACTTCATGATTGAGAATGTGGTCTATAAGCTATATGGTCGTAAAGGTTCTGAAGGGGTCACATCTGAAACAGTTGACGGCTATTCGGTCACCTATCAAGAATGGGACAATCTCTTCAAGCCCTACATGGCTATTTTGAATAAGGATTTTGGTTTGGATGGTTCTGTAAGGGAGAAGGGCAAGGTGATGTTCCTATGAAGACACCTCACCGCATTGCTCTTTTCCGTGGTGGAACTGTACCCAAATACAATCCGGCAACGGATAGTTATGACAAAACTCCAGGAACAGAAACTCTTGTACCTTGTTTGGTGAACTTCATTTCACAAGCAAAGGTCTTTGAAGAATATGGCAGTCGGTCTGAAAAGATTATGATTTGCCGGTTCCAGCAAGAACAAGAACCATTCCAATATGCTATCTATGACGGCAGTAGGTACGAAACATTGGACGCTATTGACGCACCTATCAAGGGAGCTGTAAGGCTCAAGAAAGTAGGTGGTTAGATGGCAGGAGGAATGAAGATTGACTGGGAAGGTGTCGAGCAATTGACCATGATCATCAAGGGGGCTGGGACAAAAGTTCTTGATGGTGCTAGCAAAGCTGTAAAAAATAATACAGAAAAATTAAAAACTACCGCTCAAGATAAAGCCCCGGTTGCAGCAGTAAATGGAGGATACCTAAAATCTCAAATCAAAACATCCTATCATGGACCGCTTGAAGGACATGTTGACGATGAAGCGGCTTATGCTGGTTACCAAGAATACGGTACACGGTTCCAAGAAGGCACTCCTCACTTACGCCCAGCGATTAGAGAAGTAGAACCAAAATTCAAACAGGATATGACAGATGTAATGAAAGGAGCTTTTAAAGAATGACCCCTAACCACGCTATTTTTCGGCATGTATTCACGGAAGGTCTGAAAGTGACGGACAGAACATTTGACTATCTGCCAGATGCCGGGACCCAGTACCCGTTCATCTATGTTGGTGAAAGTTCCAACACCGATGAAACAAACTTTGACCTATTCGGCAATGCCACTCAGACAGTCCACATTTACGCTACACGAACGCAAAGAGCAGACCTGGATAATTTGACCAGCGTGCTCTTAAACGCTCTGAAAGGCTCTCGTGGAGCTTATGACTACGCAATTAACTTTGTATCTTGTAATCAACAAGATGCACCCGATAACACAGATGTCCAACCTCTCATTCACCGGGTGTTAGATATCTCATTTTCTTACAACCAGAAAGGAATTTAAAATATGCCTATTGAAGTAATTAACGGGAAAGATTTTCTTTCCTTTTTTCGTTTGCTGAAGGAAAGTGCAAAAGTAGATGCTGACCGCATCCGCTTTATGACTGAAATGACTCTCAGCATGGAAAAAGAAACTGATTCACAGACTACTGTTGATGGTATCGTGAACAGTATTGCAGACGGTGAGAACACGCTTGATTTTTCAGCCCTTGCTTATCGTGATACAAATCCAGAAACAATTGAAATGTGGAAACAAATGCGTCAATGGTTTTTGGATGGTGAAACTGTTGAAGTTTGGAACGTAGATATCAATTCAGGTAAGAAGAATGAGGAAACTCAGAAAACAGAATACTTGGTAGATTACTTCCGTGGAACATTCACCAGCTTTGAATTGACTTCTCCAGCAGATGGCAAAGTTGAGTTGAGCTATTCACTTGCTATCGACGGTAAGGGCCTTTTTGACAACAAAGACACCTTGACTGAAAAACAAGAAGCAGCAGTCAAAGCGGCTCAATATGCTTACCAAACCTTGGCTAAGGTTACATCAGTCTAATTTCGAAACGGGCGGTACATCCGCCCCTTTTTTATTAAGGAGTAAAAACATGATTTTAACAATTAACGGAAAAAACTATGAACTTAAATTTGGTTTAGGCTTTCTTGCTGAAATGAACAAGCGTAAGCCTGCAGAATTTGAAGGCATGAAGACTGGGTATGGTGCAATGGCTCTTTTCAATGTTGGTCAGTTCCTTGGTGATCCATTGGCATTCTATGATTTGATTAAAGCTGCAACTGCTGAGGCACCTCAAAAGCCTAGCAACGAAGAATTGGAAGCTTATTTGACACAGCTGATTGTTGAAGGTCGCATCGAACAAGTCTTCACAAGCGTTTTAGAAGAAGTAAAAAAATCACCAATCCTGGCATTCGCTATGAAGGTTCAAGGAGACCAGGCTCCACAAGCTCAAGCACCAGCACAACCACAGATGACAGTAGTGGAGCAAGCTCCGGTTCAAGCTCCGGTTCAAGCAACACAGACAACAGATACCATTACACCTACGCAGACTGTATCTCAATTCTGATTGCCAGAGCAGGACTGACATATCAGCAAGCCTACAACACAACCATCGAACAGTTTTGGGCATATCAAAAGGCATTTGAAATCAAGACAGTAGATCAACTGCATTTGATGGCCAAGAATGCCTGGTATAGTCAGGCTGCTAAAGCTACCAAAGGCAAAGGTCAGAACATTCGTTCTGCTTATGAAGACTTTAATGATTTCTTTGACTATGATACGGAAATCCAAAATCTCTTCCAGCCAACAGAACGAAGACGCAAACTTGACCGAATGGCAGAATTAAACCGTTTGATGAACGAGTACCTAGAGAAAGGAGGGGCTAGTTAATGGCATTTGATGTAACAGCTATACTGAGAGCTGATGCGAGTAAATTCATTAAACCTATCAATGAAGCAGCATCAGTCTTTGAAAGTTTCACAAAAAAATCTAACAGAACTTTTGAGAATATAGCAAGTGGGCTTGGAAAAGCGGGGACAGCTCTTTCAGCCGGTTTAACTACTCCAGCCCTTGCAGGTATTGGGGCGGTTGTAAAAGGCTATGCAAGTCTTGAGCAAAACCTGGGTGGTACAGAAGCTGTCTTCGGTCAGTTTGCCAAGAGTGTTCAAAATGATGCAAAGAGTGCTTACCAGACTATGGGGCTTTCTGCATCGGATTACATGGCTACAGCTAACAAAATGGGTTCCCTCTTTCAAGGTTCAGGAGTGGAGCAACAAAAAGCCCTTGATATGACTTCGAAAGCCATGAAACGTGCAGCAGACGTGGCATCCGTCATGGGTGTTGATATGAATATGGCTATGGAATCAGTAGCAGGCGCAGCAAAAGGTAACTTCACAATGATGGACAACCTTGGTGTTGCTATGAATGCTACCACCCTTGAAGCTTACGCTCTTGAAAAAGGTCTGAATTTCAAATGGGAAACTGCTAGCAATGCTGAAAAAGCAGAACTTGCCATGCAGATGTTTATGGAAAAAACTCAGCAATTTGACGGAAACTTTCTAAACGAGTCAGAAAAGACCGTTGCTGGTTCCTTAGACGCCATGAAAGGGGCGTTCCAGAACTTTGTGGCAGGTCTTGGTGATCCTGAAGCAGATGTTGCCCAACTGATGATCAATCTAACGACAACTATCCAGAATTTCTCCAAACAGATTAGCAAAGTAATAAAGACTATCTGGGACAATCTACCGCTTGCACCATGGCAAAAATGGGTTGCCTTGATTGCCGTCGGTGCTGGACCAGTTCTACTAGCGTTGTCCGGAATTATGAAGGGTATTGGTACTTTAAAAGCAGCATTCCAGGGGATTGGGGCGGTATTAACTAACCCTTGGGGGCTTGCCCTAGTCGCTCTGGTTGCCTTAGTTGCTGGTTTCATCCATGCTTATAAAAATTCGGAGAAATTCCGCAACGTAGTCAATAGTGTTGTTAGTGCTGTAGTGGCAAAATTCAATGAATTGAAGGCGAAAGCACAGCCAGCACTTGATTTCATCAAGAATGCACTTGGAAAATTCAATGTAGGGGCATTCGCTCCGCTCGTTGGAGGGATTGGTTTATTCATTGCCTCGCTTATGAAATTAAAAGGGGTAAAAATCCCTAATCCTTTCAGTAAGTTTAAGCCTACGTTTCCTAAAATCCCTAATCCGTTTACTGGGTTAGCCAATATGGCAAAAGCAGCAGGAACAGCGGTCAAAAACGCTTTTTCTGGATTAGGAAAAGCGATTGGCTCAGCATTCAAGGGGATTGGAACGGCTATTTCAACTGTATTCCAGGGAATAGCCAGAGCTATTTCCATGCTCAATCCAGCTGGAGTTGCTTCGTTTGCAATGGGGCTTGCAGCAGTTACGGCCGCATTAGTTGCATTGAGTGCTATGCAGGGCATGGTACTTCCATTTCTTCAAGGTTTGGCTGATATTTTCGTTCAATTAGTAGGAGGTACACTTCAAGCCTTTGCAAGTGCATTGGTGACTCTGGCACCAATTATGACAACAATAGCTTCCGCCTTGTCAATGCTTTCGCCGTTGGTCGTAGCCTTTGGCACGGCATTTTCAATGGTGGCAACGGCAGTAGGTGGTGCGATTGCTCAGATTGTGACCGCTTTGGCTGGTGGTGTTGCTCAGATAATCACAGCAATCACACCAATTGTTGCTATTATCAGCTCAACGTTCCTTCAGGTTGTCACGGTTATCACTAACGCAGTCGTTCAGATTGTTCAGGCTATCGCTCCATTTATCCCGAATATCACACAGATGTTCACGACAATTGCAACGGTGGTGGCGAATGCCATTGTTCAAATCGTGCAGGCTTTGGCTCCATTTATTCCAGCCGTCACACAAATGGTTGTGGCCTTGGCTCCAGTGTTGAGTCAGATTGTCAGCGCCTTTAACAACCTAATAAGTCAAATCAGCCCAATCATTGACAGCATCACAAACCTCTTCAAGACACTTGGTGAGCAAATCAGCTCTATCTTGGAAAGTGCAGGAAGTGTTGTTGAGTCATTTGGTTCAGCGATTCGCAATGTTCTTGACGGAGTCGCTGGTATCTTTGAAAGCATGGGGAACGCGGCTAAGAATGCCGGTATGGGTGTTAAGCTCATGGCTCAGGGCATTAAGATGTTGACTGAATTAGGTCTGATGGATCTAGGGGCAACATTGGCAGCCGTCGCAACAGGCTTGACAGCTATTGTAGCCTCTGGAATCGGTTCTGCTGGTCCTGGACTTCAAGCAGCAGGAATGGGCATGCAAATGATGGCAACATCAGCCCAGATGGCCAGTGTAGCTATTCAAATGTTACCAACTGCCCTTACAACCTTATCAGCTAGCCTTGGAACTCTACCAGCTATGCTGACAACAGCGGGTACTTCTATGACGGCATTTGCAACCAGTACCCAATCCTCTGTAATGAGTTTGATGGCAATTGGAGCAACTATCACTCAATTTGCTTCCATGCTCATGACCATTGGACCATCTGCAACTGTAGCAAGTGCAGGGCTTACAACCTTTAACGGTCAAGCCAATGCAGCAGGAAGTGCCATGCAAAGATTAGGTTCAGCGTCAACAACAGCATTAGCTCAAGTCACTGCTTTGGGGACCGGAATCATGTCTTCAATGGCTGGGGCAACAGCGGCAATCTCTAACGCAGGTATGCAGATGTCAACAGCGGTCCGAATGGCAGGCACTCAAATGACTGTAGCTATGCAAGCATCGATGTCACAAGTGAAGTCAGTTGTATTAAATGGCATGACTGCTAGTGCTTCAACAGTTCGAAACGGTGGAAACCAGATGGCAACTGCAATCAGGTCCACCGGGACCCAAATGGTGACCATCACCCAATCCACTATGAATCAGATGAAGTCAGCTATTTTGAATGGAATGACGGCTATTGTGTCCGCAGTTCGCAATGGTGGAAGTCAAATGGTTTCAGCTTGGAAATCTGCTGGCCAACAAATGGTGTCAACTACTCAAAACACTGTTAATAACATGAACAGTTCTTTGAGAAATGTTGGTTCTGGTGTCAACCTGTACTCTAACGGTACGGCCCTAATGGCTGGTTTGAAGTCAGGGATTGATGCAGGATGGGCACAAATCACAGCTAGTGTATCGAGCATGGCTGAGTGGATCAAGAGAAACAAGGGTCCAATTTCTTATGATAAACGTCTTTTGGTTGATAATGGTCTGGCCATCATGTTTGGTTTGAACCGTGGTATCAGCTCAGGCTGGCAGGAAGTCAAAAGCAATGTATCAAGTATGGCTGGTCAATTGTCAGAATTGGTACAGACCGGGCTTGATGGTTCGTTTGATTTGCCAAATATGGCAGCTAACTTGATGAACAGTGTCACTGTGTCACATAATCCTCAAAGTGTCCAGCACAGCATAGACAATGTTGCTAGTCAGCAACGCTTAATCAAGAAGTTTGATGAACTGATTGACGAAGTCCGCAGAAGTGGAAACACATACCTGGACGGCAAAGTCATCAGTCGAAAAGTTGACCGCAACCTTGGTCAAAATACACAGTTAAGGAGTAGAACTTCATGGGCAACTTAGAAATCAATGAATACATTCAATTCATGGGGTTTAACTCCAAGAATGAAAAGTTATATTTGATGGAACGCAATGCCCCAACTCCAGATGAAAAAGAAATTCTCAAGAACCTCCCATTTAAGCAGGGGGTTCTTGATTTTTCTGCTTTATTGGGGTCACGGGTCTTTGAAAATCGTGAAATTGAGTATGTTTTCATGTTGTTTAACACACCATATAGTCAACGTAAGATTGTAGAACGAAACATCAAGCAGAAGCTTATGGTACATCCACGAAACAAACTCTATGACACGCATGATGCCAATTATTATTGGCTTGGTAAGTGCAAATCCGTTGAAGTAGAGAACGGTGAGCAGTTCAATCAGCTTACAGTGACAATTGTATTCGATTGTTACCCGTACATGATAAGTCACACGAATTATTTTGATGATCTTTGGGATGTTTTTGATTTTGATGATGATGTAGCAAATTATACCAAGTACATCGTGAATGGCTCTCTGGATTTTCCTCTTTTCAACGCTGGCTCAGTGGCTGTTAAACCTAAAATTACTGTAGATAGTCAATTTTCAGTAAAGGTTAACGATGAAGAACCGGTCATTTTCGAAGCAGGTAGCAAACAAGACTACTACTTGTCCCTACGTCCTGGTGTCAATGATGTTCATGTGGAAGGGACTGGGACAATTCAATTTCATTATCAGAAAGAGGTCATGGGATGATTGAACTTGGCTACCGGATTATCTACTACAAAAATCACGCAGACAAAGTGGGAACTTTATTGCATGAAACTCAGTTAGACGGTGATAAAGTATCGGCTGGACGTTTGGAACAGTCTTTGTCTGATATTGGTACATTTGAGTTTGAACTCATGTATGACCATCCGCTTTATAATCAGATTGAGCCTATCACTGGTTTGGTTAAAATCGTCAACAAATACGACAAAGAAGTTGAATTTTATGGCCGTGTCCTAAAACCAGATGCAGGCATGGATTCAACAGGTTTATTTGCAAAGACCTTTGTTTGTGAGTCGGTACTGGGCTATCTTCAGGATTCTACACAGACTTTCCAGAGGGTCACAAATAATGGTGTCGAAGACTATTTGAGGCGGATTATTGATGTCCATAATGGGCAAGTAGAACCACACAAACAATTCAAAATTGGCCGGGTGACCGTTCCAAATCAATCCGACGTGCCCTATCGCTACATTGGTTATGATACTACTTTTGAAACCATCAAAACCTATCTTGTTGGTCGAATGGGTGGCTATATCCAACTACGTTTGGAGGATGACGGTATGTACCTGGATTATCTAAAAGATGTCGGTCAAGACATGTCTAGTCCTATCCAGCTGGGAACCAATATTGAAACGGCACGCAGGGAACTTGATTTGAGCAACCTTATTACTCGCTTAGTGCCTTTAGGCGCTGACTTGGATAAAGACACTCAAGATGAAGAAACAGGCCAATATGTTGTCCGTGAACGTGTCACAATCAATAGTGCCAACGGTGGGAAGAGTTATATTGAAGATGCAGAATTGGTCAGACAGTTTGGAATCATACAAAGACCTATGGACTGGACAGAAATCAAGGATGCCAGAATCTTATTAGAACGTGGCAAGCAGTATATGGCTAATCAAAAGATAGCCATTTCTGCTTGGTCTGTGTCTGTTGTTGAATTGTATTTGATTGACCAATCTTTTGAAAAGTTCAAGATTGGGAATACACACCCAATAGACAATGCCCCACTTTCTGGAGTGGAGCGATTGCAGATTATTAAAAAGGTTATTGACGTCACGCAACCAGAGTCAGTAGATTTGACCGTAGGTGCTGACAGTATGACCTTATCAAAATTTCAATTACAGCAGCAGGAGGCCACGAAGTCCATGGAAAAAGTGATGGCTGATCAACAAGCAGCAAATGCAAAACTGGAGGCTCAAGCAAATTACAACAATCAGATGTCACTTTTGCAGACTGAACTATCGCAGTATCAAGTCAACTCTGATAGTTTTACCCAAGAAATCCAGGTTTTGACAGAACAGATTGCTCAGTTAGACCCGGAAAGCGATGCAAACTTAATTGCTAGTTTGACAGTACAGAAGCAAGTTGCGGAAGGTAAGAAGCAAAGCTTTGATAATAAGATTGTTGAAACTAAAGAAGCTATCGAAAAATTAAAAGAAACACAAGGAGGAAATGCGGATGGCGTATGATTTTAAGAGCTTGACGAAACAAGCAGATGAAGCAAGCAACCGTGGCAAATTTTATACTGATTTTGAAGATGTTGACCCTAATGTCCTACATCAAATTTCAGATCTGACAGAGTGGATTCGTACCAAAGGAAAGGGGTCAGATGTTCGTGAGATCATTGCCCAGCTATTCGAGCGGACATGGTTGGAAGCCACTAAGGAAGGCAATGCCAACATGGAAGTAGCTAAGGCGAGGGGAACAGAAGCGACACTCGTAGATCGATTGCAGGCAATGGATGGCAAAATTAGTCAAACAACAACAGATATTACTCGTACAGAATCTCGTATAGATGGACTGATTGCCAATGCTGGCAACGGCACAGTGCCGAGCGAATTGACGGATATTCGTGTCAGTAACGATGGTACAGTGTATGCCACAGCAGGAGAAGCAATCAGACAGGGGTTTAATGAAATAGAAAATATACTTAATTACGTAGTTGATAAAGTTAACCTGTTTAATAAAAACGAGTTGCTAGATAATAAATACTATGATACAAATGGCATTTTGCAAGTTGGAAATAATACAACACAAGCAACTGATTTGATACCCGTTAAAAAAGGCGAATATAGATTATATAGCACCGAAAACGGAAATTTCATTTTCGGTGTTTCCATCTATGACAAGGATAGAAAATGGGTAAGAAATTTAATTCCTTACGAACTTAATAAAAAATCTGCCTCTGTGTTGGTTACAGACAACGAGGCTTTTGTCGCAATTACAATCAATAACCATTTTAAGGATTCCACAGTTTTTGCAACGTTAGAAAACTCAATTGGATACTTTGTGGCACATGGCAGTTCCGAAAATACGATGCCTCCACTTTACAAAGCGAGAACATCAACTGAAAAAACAGTTAAAAGTACTGTTATTGTAGTTGACAAGAATGGTTTAGGTGATTTTACAAACATCAGTGACGCTGTGGCATCTATTACCGATGATTCTGTTTTAAACCCGTACACAATTATGATAAAACCGGGAATTTACGAAGAATGTGTGAGAATTAGAGGTGGACGCAACATATCTCTGACAGGCGTAAATTTTAAAGACTGTATTATCCGAGATACGAGCGGCTTATACGAAAATTCTCCTTTAGAAATACAAGGCAACTGCATTGTCGACAACTTGACTATCATATCTAACCACGAGTCTAATTCAGCTATGCCCTTAACTGGAAATAAAGGGTATGCTATACACGCTGATTATGAAGGGGCAGGGATTACGACTATTCGAAATTGCAAACTAGTATCACATCAATCGGCAGCAATTGGAGCTGGTCTGCATCAAGATCAGACTCTCATCATCGAAAATTGTGAATTAATTTCTTATACGCCAAATGACTCGTCATGGACAGTCACTCCTAACTACGGTGCACTATTCGTACACGCCGCAATGAAGGCCAATGTCTCAAATCAAAGATTGCTAGTTTCAAATTGCAGAATCGAATCCAATACTAGATATGCTGTGGCCTTCTCCGGGAGCTCTGAACCTAACTCAGAGATGACGATTGAGTTGCTAAATAATTTCTTCTGGTCGAATATTGACGGTAAAGCAGATTCTGTAGTCAAAGAATGGTATAGTCCAAAATACAGTTCGAGATGCTACGGAAATAACGTTGCTAAATTAAATGGTTAGGAGGGCTAAAATATTGCCAAATGAACACGCAGAACGAATAGCACAGAGTCAAGTCGCTTGGGCTATGTAAATTAAAATAATAAAGGAGTGTCAAATGTATTTTCTAACTATCCAACCGCATCCACATGGGATGTTTGATTTTTTACGCGAGTTAATCGCAACAGAGGACGGGCTGGTCCTATTTCTACTAGGGCTAATCGTCGTTATGGAAATTGTTGATTTCCTATCAGGCACGTTTGCTGCAATGATTAACCCAGACATCGAATACAAGTCTAAAATCGGTATTAATGGCCTGATTCGTAAAATGATGGGAATTATTTTGCTTACCGTGTTGATACCAATGTCGGTCTTGTTGCCTGAACAGACGGGTGTGGCATTTCTCTACACAATCTATGTTGGCTATCTCATCTTGACCTTTAAGAGTTTGGTCGAGAATTACGGCAAAGCCAAGGGTGACACCAGTATTTTCGAAAATGTCACTGTAGCCTTTGAAAAGTTGATTGGAAAAGGCAAATGAAACTAATCAAAGCAATCCTGATTATTATTGTTTTGGGAGCTATGACACCTATTTTGTGGGTGCTAGCTCCTTTCTATTTTGAAAAGGAGGAAAACAATGACAACAGTAAATAAAGCATTGAACAACGTCCGTGCGCAAGTTGGGTCCGGTGTGTCTGTGGGAAACGGTGAGTGCTACGCTTTGGCCAGTTGGTACGAGCGGATGATTAGTCCAGATGCCACGGTTGGGCTTGGAGCCGGTGTTGGTTGGGTCAGCGGCGCGATTGGCGATACGATTTCGGCCAAAAACATCGGCTCATCATACAATTGGAAAGCTAATGGCTGGGCCGTATCCACATCTGGCCCATTTAAAGTAGGTCAGATTGTGACATTAGGTGCGACACCAAGCAATCCATACGGTCATGTGGTAATTGTCGAAGCAGTCGACGGTGACCGATTGACCATTATAGAGCAAAATTATGGTGGCAAACGTTACCCAGTACGGAACTACTACAGTGCTGCAAGCTATCGTCAACAGGTCGTGCACTATATCACACCGCCAGGGACGGTCGCACAGACAGCACCGAACTTGACAGGGGTGCGAACATACCGCGAGGCAGGTACCATGACCGTGACGGTTGATGCTATCAATGTCCGGCGGGCAGCCAACACGTCAGGTCAGATCGTGGCAGTCTACAAGCGTGGCGAATCATTCGACTACGATACTGTCATCATCGATGCCAATGGCTATGTTTGGGTGTCGTACGTGGGCAGATCTGGCATCCGCAATTATGTGGCCACGGGAGCAACCCAAAACGGTAAACGCTTTGGTCCCGCTTGGGGCACGTTCAAATAG